CGCGCCGCAGGTGCTGGTGTTCGCCAACGCCAATGCGGGCAAGCGCAACCCAGCCCAAGCGCGGCGCGAGGGCATCCTCGGCGGCGTGTTCGACCTTTCGATCGAGTGGAAGGACGGCCTCCATGCCTACGTCGAGTTCAAGGGATATTCGAAAGCCGGGCGCGCCGGGAAGCTGGCCACGACCCAGATCGAGTTCGGCAACCGACTCGTCGAGCTCGGCGTCCCCTGCGCGCAGTTCTTTTCGCCCATGAGCGCGGTCGACTGGCTTCGCGAGCAGGGCTTCCCGATCGCGCAGGTGCGCAATGCAGCATGATTTCAGCCTCGCATCGCTTGCGCGCGCAACGGTCCTCGCCGGGATCGAGCACGCCGTCGACGACCCTTCCGAGATGAAATTCCGGATCATGCTCGCGCGCCAGTGCGGACACATCACCGATGAACAGACGCGAGACATGATCATCGCGAACAGGCTGGAGAGCGCCTAGATGGCCACGCAGACGAGCAGCGTCGAGCAATTCGGCCCGAAGTGGTGTTCGCGCAATGTCGTGATCGTCCACGGCCAGCACGATACGCGCATGGAAACTGGCGAAGATTACGACGCGCGCTCGCTGTCGTCGATCTTCCTCATGGAGCCCGGCGACCGGGACAAGCTCGATGGCGATGCCTTCATCCCCAGCCAGCATTGCGACGGCGACGCGCGCAACCATGCCCGGCAGCGCGAGGTTGGCTCGTTCGTAGCCCTGACCGGCGACATCGATTCAGGTGATCACCCGCGATCCAGAATTGAAAGCCTCGTGCGCGGGTTCTGTGGCGACGCGGCGTGGCTGATCTACAGCAGCGCGCACGCTCGGCCCGGGGACATGCGCTGGCGCGTGATCATCCCCCTCGCCTCGCCAGTGTCGTTCGCGGACTGGCACGATGCGCAGAACGCCTTCTTCCGGCTCATGGAGCAATCGGATGTCGAGATGGACCAGGCGCTCGACCGCGCCGGACAGCTCGTGTTCCTGCCCAATGTTCCCGAATTCCACAGCAAGACCGGCGAACGCCTGCGCGGTGACGATGGAGCGCCGCTGTTCTTCGAGCGATCGAGCACCGGCTGCAATGCGCCCGGGCTCGATATTTCGAAAGGCGCCATCGCTTCGGGCATCGCCGCCATTCGCCAGCAGCGCGCCAATGACGAGCGCGAGCGCGAGCGGATCCGCGCCGAGGCGGAGCAACGCAGGGCCAACCGGCCGCGCAATGAAGGCGCTCCCATTATCGAGGACTTCAACCGCGAGAACCCGATCGCGCGGCTGTTCGAGCTCTACGGCTACCAGCAATCGCCGATCCATGCCGAGGACTGGCGCTCTCCTATCCAGACCAGCGAAAGCTACGCCACGCGCATCATGGGCGACAAGTGGGTCAGCCTCTCTGCGTCGGACGTTGGTGCGCGGCTGGGCGAGAACTTCAAGGGCGGGTGCTTCGGCGACGCCTACGATCTGTTCGTCCACTTCGAACACAGCGGCGAGCACAAGGCGGCATTCCGCACCCTCTACAGCGAGAGGCGGCAGGCTTCGGGCCCTTCCATGTCCCCGCCGCCCCCGCTCGAGGATGGCGATCCCGGTTGGACCGAACCGCCCGAGGGTGCCGACATCGACGCAGAGCCGGACTTCGAAGAGGCTGTCGTGGCCGAAGACAAGCCGCCCGAAGATTTGCTTCAGGCTGTCGACGCGTTCGACTTTCAGGAAGAGCAGATACCGCCGCGCCCGTGGATCATCCCCGGCGTCATGCTCTCGGGCTACACGCATATGCTCGCCGCTCCGGGCGGGTCGGGTAAGTCCCTTTTCACGCTGCAGATCGCGATCGCCCTGGCGCGCGGCGAGCCGTGGGGGACATTCGTTCCGCGCCACAAATGCCGCACCCTCATCGTCAACGTCGAGGATGACATCGATGAGCAGCGGCGCAGGCTCGCCGCGGCGCGGCGCGTGATGGGAGGCGGCGAGGAGCTGCGCGGCATGATCGACCTGGTGCCCGATGCCGAGAGCATCGTCGTCGCCGGACGCAGCCCCGATGGCAGGACTTTGCGCCTTACTCCGGTCGTCGACGCGCTGGTCGCGCACATCCGGCGGCGCCAGATCGACGTGCTCATCGTCGACCCGTTCGCCGAGACGTTCGACGGCGACGAGAACGACAACTCCGAGGTGAAGTGGGCGATGAAGATCTGGCGCGACGAGATCGCGCGCCGCACCGGCTGCGTTGTCTATCTGGTGCACCACACCGTCAAATATTCCGGCAATGGTGCGGGCGATGCGAATGTCATCCGCGGCGGCGGCGCGATCGTGAACAGCACCCGGATCAGCGCGACCCTCATGCCCATGACCGCGGAGGATGCCGAGATGGTCGGGATCGATCAGGGCGAGCGGCATCTCTATGTCCGCTACGACGATGCCAAGGCGAACCAGTCGCTCAAGACCTACAACGCCAAGTGGTTCCAGAAGGTCTCCGTGACGCTGAATAACGGCACTCAGGACGCCGCGGCCGATGAAGTCGGGGCTCTGACGCCTTGGACGCCGCCAGACGCGTTCGACGGGCTTTCCATGAACTCGATCGGCGTCTGCCTCGATCGCATCGAAGAGGGCATGGCCGATGGGTCGCGCTACACCCTCTCGACCCGTGGCGGATCCAAGGACACCGGGCGCTGGGTAGGCTGCGTCCTGATGGAACATGCAGGCATGTCCGAACCCATGGCGCGCAAGGTCATCGGCGTCTGGAAGAGCAACGGCGTGCTGGTCGAGGGGCAGTATCAATGCCCGGTCAAAAGGCGGAAGGTCAGCGGCGTTTTTGCTCCCGCCGATGCCCGTCCGAGGGTGTCACAATGAGTGCAACATATAGCAAATTCATTTCGCGCAGTTTTCACGCAAAGAGTGCGGCAAATAATGGCGCTACCCTTACAGGGGAAGGTTTTAGCGCAAATGTGCAACTTATCGTTGCACCATTTGCCGCAAAAACATTTCTTCCCCTCGCAAGGGTAGCGTGGGCTGGCCGGCAGAATGGATCTGGACGGAGGCTCTTCGCATGACGGACCTCACCATCACCGCCCACGCCCTCAAGCGCTACCGGGAACGCATCGCCGACCTTCCCGAGGCCGCTATCCTCGCCCACCTCGATACGCCGGCAGTTCAGACCGCCATCGCAATCGGCGCGCCATACGTCAGGCTCGCGACCAGGCATCGTGTCGTCATCAAGGGCTCGACGATCGTGACCATCCTGCCTGCCGATTGTCGGCGCGGCTTCGTTGCTAGGTGGGGGCGCGCATGATCATCCCGGTCAAATCCGAATTCCTGCTCGAGCTGCTCACCGAGGTCGGACGGGGACGTGCGCTCACCAGCCAGGAAACCGATCTCGTCGAGGAAATTGTCCGCGGCGAAAATGAACCCTGCGATTTTCAATGGACGAAGGAACACGACGCCATGCTCGTACAGGCTGCCAAGCGCAGAGGCATCCACCGCCTCGCCCGCGCTCTCGGGGTTTCGGATGGGGCTGCGTATCAGCGGCTGCATCGGGTGCGCAGGCGTCAAGGCGTGAAATTGCCGTGTAATGGGCGGGAGGGGTAGGCTCTTGCTGTCAATGTTGAACAGGAGCGGCACCAGTGCCATTCGAGAAGGGTCAGAGCGGCAATCCGGGCGGACGGGCGAAGGTGAAGCTCGCCGATGGGCGCACGCTGACCGACCTTGCACGAGAGCACACCGTCGAAGCGGTCGAAACGCTGGTCTCGGTCATGCTCGACGTGCAAGCCCCGGCAGCCGCTCGGGTCGCTGCAGCGGACAAGGTGCTCAATCGCGGATGGGGTCAGGCGCCGCAGACCGTGACGATCAGCGACCAGTCCGAACCGATCGACATGTCGGCGCTCAGCGATGAACAGCTTGACGCTCTCGAAACTCTCCGAAGCTTCTCAACTCTCGCAGGACGAGCGGAAGGCCATTGCTAGGGATGCCGAGCGCGAAAGGTGCCGCCGGTCTCTCGCAGCATTCGCCCAGCGCGCCTGGCATGTCCTCGAGCCCGGCACTGACCTGAAATGGGGCTGGGCGCTCGATAGCATCTGCGAGCACCTCGAGGCGGTGACGCGCGGCGAGATCAAGCGCCTCGTGATGAACGTCCCGCCCGGTTCGATGAAGTCACTGCTCACCGGGGTCATCTGGCCGGCGTGGGAGTGGGGCCCGAAGGCGATGCCGGACAAGCGATTCCTCGCCACCGCGCACATGGAAAAGCTGGCGGTTCGCGACAACATGAAGTGCCGGCGCCTGATCCAGTCGCAGTGGTATCAGGACCGCTGGCCGATCGCGCTGACCAGCGACCAGAACGCCAAGACGAAATTCGAGAACGACGCGACCGGCTTCCGCGAGGCGATGGCCTTCACCAGCATGACCGGCTCTCGCGGCGACCGGGTGATCCTCGACGATCCGCACAGCGTCGACGATGCGAACAGCGCGGCGAAACTGGCGTCCGATGTGCTGACGTTCCGTGAAGCCCTGCCGAGCCGTGTGAACAACGACCAGTCGGCGATCGTGATCATCATGCAGCGGCTCAACGAGGCGGACGTGTCGGCCGTCGCGCTCGAACTAGGATACAAGCACCTGTGCATCCCGATGCGCTACGAGACTGGGCGCAGCGCGCATGTGGTCGGCGCTCCGGATCCGCGCACCGAGGATGGCGAACTCATGTTCCCTGATCGCTTCCCGGAATCGCAGGTCACCGAGCTCGAGAACACGATGGGCTCCTACGCGGTGGCCGGGCAGCTGCAGCAGCGCCCCTCGCCGCGCGGAGGCGGCATCATCAAGACCCACTGGTTCCATAGCTACCAGTCTATGCCGGACCTCGAGTGGCGCGCGATATATGCCGACACAGCCCAGAAAACGGGTCAGGAGAACGATTTCAGCGTTTTCGAGTGCTGGGGCAGGTCGAACACCGGACAAGCAATCCTGATCGATTTGAAGCGGGGCAAGTGGGAAGCGCCGGAACTGCTGTCCGAAGCGCGCTCGTTCTGGCTCGAGCACCAGGGAGCGAAACTGCCCTCCCCGCTGCGGGCGATGAAGGTCGAGGACAAGGTCTCCGGCACCGGGCTGATTCAGACGCTGAGACGCGAGGGCATTCCGATCCTGCCGATCCAGCGCAACCGCGACAAGACCACGCGCGCCTACGATGCGGCGCCGTTCATCGAGAGCGGGAATGTGCTGCTGCCCGAGTGGGCGCCTTGGCTCGCCGAGTTCATGGCTGAGGTGGAATCGTTCCCATCCGGCGCGCATGACGACCAGCTCGACCCGATGTTCGATGCGATTCACGATGTGCAATTCGGGATAGCGATGGCGCCGAAGACTGCGCGCGTTGCGATCCCCGCCACGGTCACGGCGTTCAGGAGGTAGTGATGGCCAACGCTCAGGTGTTCTACGACTTCGCCCCATCGGTGACGCGGCGCGAAATCAGTCCTGGTCACTTTCAGGTGGAAGAGCGCGCCGGTGGTGAACTTACCATCTGGGATGTTTGGTACGATCCCGAGGGCGAACCCGTCCACGCTGCGCCTTTGGCGAGCCGTAAACCCGTCAAATAGCCCACTCGCACACCCGCGCGTAACCTCCCGCCCCATGCAGGCGGACCTCACACAGCACGATACCGCTCTCGAAGAGCAGACGACCGACAAGGACGCGCTTGCCGAGGTGCATGAGCGCGCGATGAAGCGGTTCGATGCGTGCGCCTGGCCGCAGCAGGAACTTCGGGCGCAGAGCCTGGCCGCTCGCCGCTTCGTCTCGATCCCCGGCGCGCAGTGGGAGGACGAATGGGGCGAGCAATTCGCAAATTCGATCAAGGTCACCGTCGACAAGGTGAGCCGCGGTCTGCGCAAGATCGAGACGGATTACCGCGAGAACCGCATCGTCCCCGACTTTCGACCCGATGGCCCGAAAGCGGATCCTGAGACGGCCGAGACGCTGGACGGGATGCACCGGGCTGATGGTTACAGGTTCAAATCGCAGCAGGCGCGCGACAACGCCGCCTACGAGGCTTTCGCTGGTGGGTTCGGTGCTTACCGCCTGACAAACGAATGGGAAGACGAGGCAGACAAGGACAACGACCACCAGCGGATCAATCCTGCCTCCATCATCGTCGACGCGGACCAGTCGGTCTATTTCGACGCCAACGCGCGGCTCTACGACAAGGCCGATGCGCGGTTCTGTTTTGTCCGCACCCAGATGACGCGCGATGCCTTCGAAGAGGATTACGGCGAGGACGCGATCAGCGAATTTCCCGACGTGGGACGCTGGCGGATGCTCGACTGGTTCACCGCCGAGACGCGCGCGATCGCCGAATATTACGAGGTCGAGGAAAACACCGAGACGCTGTATGTGCTGACCTACACGCTGTCGGGCAAGGAGGAGCGCCGCTGGGCGTCTGACTTCGACGATGGCGAGCTCGAGCAGATGAAGGCGGACGGGTGGAGCGCGAAGAGGCAGCGCCGCAAGCGCCGCCGGGTCCACAAGTATATCCTCTCCGGTGCCGAGGTGCTCGAGGATTGCGGCGTCATCGCCGGCGACATGATCCCGGTCGTGCCGGTCTACGGCCGCCGCTATTTCGTCGACAACATGGAGCGCTGGCAGGGCTACGTCCAGGACAAGATGGACGCCCAACGGCTCTACAATTCCAACGTCTCGAAGCTGGCCGAGATGAACAGCCTCAGCCCACGCGAAATCCCGATCTTCGCGAATGAGCAGATGGACCCGGTGAGCGCGCAAAACTTCGCGCGGCTCAACATCGATCGCCTGCCGTATCTCACCGTCGAGCCGTTGCGCGATGCCGAGGGCAATGTCGTGCAGGCTGGGCCGCTCGGCTACATCAAGCCGCCGGACCTTCCGCCTGCCATGGCCGCGCTGATCCAGCTCGCGAACGCCGACTTGCTCGAGGAATCGCAGGACGGTGCCGACACGGTGAAGGCCAACACCAGCGCCGAAGCGATGGACATTGCCGCGACCCGAGTGGACGCGAAGTCGGGGATCTACCTCGACAACTTCCGCCAGTCGGTGCAGCGCGAGGGCGAAATCTACCTCTCGATGTGCGCCGACGTCTATGTCGAGGCGGGCCGCGATGTCGAAACCATGACCGAGGACGGCGACGACGGGCAGGCGACCTTGCAGCAGATGCGGACCGATGGCGGCAAGACGATCATCGTCAACGACCTGATCGGCGGGCGCTACAAGGTCATCGCCAGCGTCACCGAGGCGACCGCGACCCGGCGCGACAAGACGGTCAAGTCGATGCTGCGCACTGCCGAAATCGCCATCCAGGCGCAGGACATGGAGCTGGCGCAGGCTGCTATCCTCACCGCGGTGCTCAACCAGGACGGCGAGGGGATCGACGACTTCCACGACTGGACGCGCGCGCGGGCGCTCAAGCTGGGGCTGGTCAAGCCGAACGAGGACGAGCAGGCCGCAATGGCTGAGCAGGCCGAGAACCAGCAGCCCGATCCGATGGCGCAGGTTGCCGAGGCTCAGGCGGCGGAACTGATGAGCAGCGCGCAGAAGAACGTCGCCGAGGTCAAGGAAACCGAGGCCGATACCGCGCTCAAGATGGCCAAGCGCGATGAGACGCTGGCCAAGACCATGGAGACGCTGCGCAACATCGGCGCTCAGCAGCGCGAGGCCATGCCGAACCGGCCGGCGCTGATCCCTCCACCGATGGCGTAAAGCCGTCAAATAGCACCCTGCCCGGCCCTGCCTTAATCTGCCTCTCCATCGGCAACCGCCAGGCCGTGAATTGGTGAGATGAGGGACGACAATGGCAGATCAAGCCGACGAAGTGCTCGAGCTCGACGAAGAGCAGGTGATCGAACCCGAAGGCGAAGAGCCCGAGGATCAGGACACCGAAGAGCAGGACGGGGCCGACGCCGACGCCGAAGACGAGGGCCGGGAAACCTACCCCTCGTTCGGCGACCAAGACGAGGGGGACGCGCCATCTCCCGAGAGTGAAAGCAGCGTTATCCGCGAACTGCGCAGCCGCGTTCGGGAATTGACTGCCGAGAAAAAGGCACTCGAAACCCGCAAGCAGCCCGAGCAGATCGAGGTCGGCAACAAGCCCAGCCTGGAGTCGTGCGAATACGACGAAGAGCGGTACGAAACCGAACTCGATGCATGGAAGGATCGCAAGGCGAAAGCCGAGCGCGCCGATGCCAAGCGGACCGAGGAACGGGAAAAGCAGGCGGAGGTCTGGTCGAAAGCCCAGCAATCCTACGAGGCCGACAAGGCCAGCCTGGCGCTCCCGAACTTCGACGAGGCCGAGGCGGAAGTCGCCGCGGCCCTGCCGGAAGAACACCGGGCGCTGCTGCTGAAATCGGGCAAGGGAGCGGCACTTGTGGCCGCGCTACACCGCAGCCCGACGACGCTGGAAGAACTCTCGAAACTCGATCCCGCCGATGCCGCAATGATGATCGGTGAACTCAGGAGCAAGCTGCAGATGAAAACCCGCTCGCGCCCGAATCCCGACCGTCCCGTGAAGGGCAACGCTGCCTCGACCAATGCGGACAAGGAACTCGCACGGCTTGAGAAAGAAGCGGAACGCACCGGCAACCGCACCGCGGTGGTCCAGTACAAGCGCAAGCTGAAATCGAAAGCCTGATCTCACCGTTTCGATAAGGATTCAGGACAATGGCTTCCACCTTCACCAAGCAAGAGCGCGTCATGTTCGACGACATGATCGAAGGCTTCGACGACATGCTCGTCATCGCCAAGGGCGCGGAAACCTACACCCCGCCCAACCCGGAAGACATGGCCCGCGCAGGCGATGAATTCTGGCTCCCCACTCCCCAGATCAGCGCCAGCTTCGACGGCTTCGACCAGACCAGCAATTTCGGCGGCATCTCCGAACTGTCGGTCCCGGTTCGCATCGGCTACCACAAGTCGGTTCCGATCCAGATGTCGGCGAAGGACATGCGTGTGCAGTCCGCGATGGATCGCAAGGGCAAGTCCGCCAAGCAGCGCCTCGCTTCCGATGTGAACCTCGCGCTGTTCAACACCGTCGCGCTGCAGGGCTCGATCTTCGTCAAGCGGACGGGTGCGCCCACCGGTTTCGACGATGTCGCGCTTGCCGATGCGGCCATGACCGAACGCGGCGTTCCGGTCGACGATCGCATGATGTTCCTGGCTCCGCGCGTCTACAACGCGATGGCCGGCAACCTCGCCAATCGCGCGACCGACAACAAGCGCGATCTGGATGCGTATGGCAAGGCCAGCATCGGCGACATTGCCGGGTTCGACACCTACAAGAACGACCAGTCGATCCGTCTGGCGGCTGCTGGCGGCGGTGCTACCACGATCAACGGCGCCAACCAGCGCACGGTCCCGGCATCCACCACCACGGCCGGCACCGGCGAGGCGGCGAACAAGGACAACCGCTACACCGATCTGGTGATCACGGCGGCGACCTATGCCAACGTCAAAACTGGCGATGCCTTCACGATCGCGGGCGTCAACTCCCTGCACATGATCACGAAGCAGGACACCGGGCAGCTCATGACGTTCCGAGTCGTCGGCAAGCCCGCGGCGAACACAATCCGGGTCTATCCGGCGATCGTCGATGCTGCGGAAGGCTCGGCTCCCAGCGTGGAGTACGCGAACGTCTCGGCAACCCCGGCCAACGGTGCGACCGTCACCTGGCTCAACACCACGGCGGCGGAGCTCAACCCGTTCTTCCGCAAGGAGAGCCTGCTGCTCATTCCGGGCAGCTTCGCGGTGAACGCTTCGGATGGCTGGCTCGTTCAGCAGGCCACCACCGACCTCGGCATCAACATCACCTACACGCGCCAGGGCGAAATCAACGACCTTACCACGAAAGCCCGTTGGGACATCGATTTCGGCACCGCCCTGACCAACCCGGATCAGGCCGGCGTGGAAATGTTCGGTCAGGCATAATTCGGCGGGGCGGGCTTGGTCCCGCCCCTCCTTTTCGAAAGGGAAGCATCATGAGCACGAAAGACCAGACCGCCGAAGAACAGGCGATCGAAGCCATCGGCGCAGGCAAGGTGTCGCAGTCCGAACTCGACAAGGCGAAGAAGGAGGGCGTCCTCGAGGCCGCGAAGGAGGATGCCAAGGCGTCGTTCCGCTATGCGACCGACGGGCAGCTTCCGGGCGAAGGCGGCGGGCAGAAGTACGTCGGGATGCACGACATCATGCCGTTCGCTGCGATCCTCGATCTCGGCGTCGAAGCCTTCACCGATCGCATCAAGGACGGTTCGGACAATCCCGTTCCCGAGGAGAAGGTCGCTGGCCTGCTCGAGCTGGAACGCTCGGGCCAGAACCGCACCGAGTACGTCAAGGCGCTGTGCAAGCGTCTCGGCGTGAAGTCGCCCTACGAGGTGACGCCGGCGGGTCCGGCATTCACGAATGACGTCACCGCCACGACTGCGGTGTGATCAGGAGCCGGGACGGTGAGCATCTATCCCCGAATGGTCTTTCGTCCCGGCACCATGCTGCGCAATTGGCATGGCCGCGACCTCGACTGGCAGATCGTCGACGATGAGGTCGAGGAAGCGCAGGCCCTCTCGCAAGGGTGGCGCCTTTCGCCCGATCCGCTGGACCGTGATGGCGACGGGAAGCGCGGCGGCAGCTTGCCGGGGCAGAATGCGCGGACGAAGCGTGGGCGATCGAGGAAGGTGAGCGAATGACCGGTGATCTCGCCATGATGGCCGTGCTGCTGATCGCTGCTCACGCGCTCGCAGACTATCCGCTGCAAGGCGACTTTCTCGCCAAGGCCAAGAACCGCGCAATGCGCATTCCCGGCGTCCCGTGGTGGCAGGCCCTTGGCGCGCACGCTGCCATTCACGGTGGCTTCGTCGCGCTAATCACCGGCATCTGGTGGCTGTTCGTCGCAGAGGCAGCAATCCACTGGCTGACCGACGACGCCAAATGTCGCGGCAAGCTGACCTTCAACCAGGATCAGGCCATTCACCTCGCTTGCAAGGCGGTGTGGCTGGGCATCGCATGGTGGGCCGTCGAATGACCGAAATCCCCATCCCCGCCGGCCCAACGATCAAGGAAATCATCGACGCGTCGTTCTCCGCAATGGGGACCAGCGATGCAATGTTCGGACACACCGAGACCGAATATCAGGACGCCGTGCTCGCCCTCAACGGCATGATGAGCGAATGGCCGTTCAACCTGCTGGGCTACATCGTCGAGGACGCTGCCGGGCTGCGGCTCGAGGAAGAAAGCGGCATCGATCGCGCCTACATGGCTGCGGTGGCATACAGCCTGGCTGAACGCATGGCGCCGAGCTTTGGCAAGATGCTCACCCCCGAAGCGCGCCGGGTCAAGAACCAGACCTATTCGCGGCTGTGCGGCGCGGTGCAGGCCATCCCCGAGGCGCAGTTCGGCGACAACACCCCGCGCGGCTCGGGCCATCGCTATTACCGGCGGACCTACTTCCCGGCGGCGAGCTGATGCAGGTCCCCATCCAGTCGGGTGTCCGATCGAGCAAGGCCGGCTATGCGACCACCTTCCCCGTCAACCTGCAGCACGAGGTCCGCGAGAGCGGGATCAGCAAGGGCCAACTCGTAACGACGCGCGGGATCGTCGCATTCGGCGAGGGTCCGGGTTCCGATCGCGGCGGCGCTGTGTTCCGGGGCGTGCATTACCGCGTCATGGGCGCGTCGTTCGTGCGCGTGGATGCAGACGGGACGATCGCCACCATCGGCAGCGTCGGTAACGATTCACGCCCGGTCAGCTTCGCGCAGGACTTCGACCGCCTTGCGATCCGGTCGGCGGAGAAGCTCTGGTACTGGGATGGCGTGACGCTGCTCAAGGTGGCGGACTTCGACCTTGGCAAGGTGCTCGATGCCGACTGGATGGACGGCTATTTCGTCACCACGGACGGCGAGTTCCTGGTCGTCACCGAGCTACTCGACCCGACAAGCGTGGACGCGCTCAAATACGGCTCGGCGGAGAGTGACCCCGATCCGATCACAGGCGTTGAGGTGTTCGAGGAGGAGCTCTACGGCTTCGGGCGATATTCCATCCAGGTGTTCCGCAATGTAGGGCGCACTGGCTTCCCGTTCGAGAACGTGCGCGGGGCCACCATCTCGGTCGGCTGCGTGTCTGCCGATGCGAAGGTTCGGGTCGGACAGACGCTGGCATTCGTGGGCGGCGCGCGCGATGAACCGGTCGGGCTGTATGTCCTCGCTGGTGGGAGCGCGACCCGCATTTCGCCGCCCGAGATCGACGACATGCTTGCCGCGGTGGATGACCAGACAATCGTGCTCGAATCCCGCCTGTTCGGCGATGAGCAGCACCTGATCGTGCATCTCGACGACCGCGCCATCGTGCTGGCGATCCGCGCGACCGGCCAGACCGGCGAAGGCGCCTGGCACATTGCGCACAGCGGCTATTTCGGCCCCTACCGCGCGCGCTACGCCGTCTATTGCTACGGCAAGCACATCGTCGGGGATCCGACCGGGAACATGCTCGGCGTTCTGAGCCACGATACCGACCTGCATTTCGACGAGGCGGTGCATTGGCGCTTCGATGCCGGCTTGCTGTTCGACAACGGGCGCGGCTTCATCGTGCGCGAGGTCGAACTCTTCGGACGCAAGCCCGACAAGCCGACGACCATCTGGCTTTCGATGACACGCGACGGGCAGACCTACAGCCGCGAGGTCGGGCGCAGGCTGCAAGGACGTCGCGACGAGCGAATGCACTGGGCGCCGAATGCCCGCGTTGCGCAGATGGCCGGGTTCCGGTTCCGCGGCACGGGCAGCGTTGCCGTGGCGCGGTGCGATATGGCCGGGGAGTCGCTGGCGCTGTGACCGAGCGGACCTATTTTCTCGCGCGGGAAGAGCTGCTCAACGTCGGGTTCAGTCGCAAGGCTGCGAGGCAGTTCGAAGACATGCAGATGCAGGTCGCGAGTTCGGACGACACGATCCAGGCGAATATCGAAGGCACCACCATCCTCAAGGACGCGACCTATCTGACCCTCTCCGCCAACGCTGAACTGCCGAATGAGCGGGTGCTGACGCTCGGCTCGGGATTGGCGTTCGACCTCTCGACGCAAGGGACGGTGAAGCTCGACACCACCGGGCTCGTGCGCGCGGCAGGCGGGCATACGATTACGCTGGTGGGTGCTGGCGACAGCGAAGTCCTCATGCCGCTCGCAGGAAGGTTGGCGACTATCGCGAATGCCGAGACGCTGGAAAACAAGACGCTCGCCTCGCCACTGCTGAGCGATCTGGTGAACGCGATCGACGACACTGCGGCCGCATCTGCCAGCGTCCCGGTCGGGGGAATGTACCGCAACGGCTCGGCCCTCATGGTTCGGGTCGCGTAAAGCCGTCAAATAGCGTTCGGACAGGGCATGGGCGAAGGTAGCGCGCGAACCGAAAGGGGTTAGCGCATGGGCCTTTTCAGCCTCATCGGCGGAATTATCGGGGGCAAGCAGCAGGCCAAGGCCAGCAAGGAAGCCGCGCGCATTCAATCCGCTGCCACCGAGAAGGGCATCGCGGAGAGCGCTCGCCAGTACGACCAGACTCGCACCGACTATCAGCCGTTCCGCGATGTGGGCTACGGCGCGCTCGACAATTTCAGCAACCTGCTCGGCATCAATGGCGCCGAGCAGCAGCAGTCCGAAATCGACATGCTGAAGGCCTCGCCGCTCTACCAGTCGCTGTTCGACAATGGGCAGGAGGCCATGCTTGCGTCTGCGTCTGCGACCGGGGGTTTGCGCGGCGGTAACTTCCAGGAAGCGACGATGGATTTCGGGCGCGACACGCTCAACACCGTCATTCGCGACCAGTTGGCCAACTATGGTGGCGCGATCGGCATCGGCTCGGGCGCGACTGATGCAGTTTCCAGCTTCGGCGCGCGCGCGGTGCAGGACCAGGCGCAGCAGCGCAACATGGGCGCCGCAGCGAATGCGCAGTCCGCGCTCGTTCGCGGCGGTATCGCTGCGCAGAACTGGAACAACGCGGGATCGTTTGCCGACAGCGCTGCGAGCATGTTCATGCCCGGCGGTGGCGGCTTCAACTGGGGCAAGCTGTTTTGAGCCTGCTCGATTACGCCTCCACTCTTCGCGCGGGTCAGTCCCTCGTTCCCGACTTTCGCCTGCAGGCCATGCAGGACGAGCAGTTCGGGTTCCAGCGCGAGCAGATGCAGATGCAGCGCGACCGCATGGAGCAGGAGCGCCTTGCCCAGCAGGCCGAGCAGGAGCAATCGCAGGCGTTCCAGCGCGAAATGACGCAGGCCATGGTGAGCGGCGGCAACCCCGACGACATCACCGGGCTCATGTTCCGCTTTCCGAAGCAATTCGAGCAGAACAAGGCCGCGTTCGACCGCCTCGAAAAGGACCAGCAGCAGACCGAGCTCACCCAGATGGGCTCGATCTATTCGCGGCTCACCAACGGCGATGCACCCGGCGCCGCGGCACTCCTGCGCCGCCGTGTCGAAGCCGACCGCGAGGCCGGGCAGGAAGACCCCATCGACATGCAGCTTCTTGCCGCGCTCGAAAGCGACAATCCGCGCGAGATCGCCATCGCCAAGACCATGATCGGAACGCAGGTCGCGACCCTTGGAGGCGTGGACACGTTCAAGGCGGTCTATGGCGGCGGAGAGGCGGAAAGCCGCACCTCGTTCCAGAAGGATTACGATTTCATCGCCGCGACCTACGGGCAGCAGGCGGCGGACAACTTCGCGCAGGCAGAATACGACCCCACGGTGGTCGGTCAGCCTGGCGCACCGATTTATCGGCAGAGCCAAATCAGCGGGGTAGCTCCGGCGCCCGTCAGCATGAGAGGAGGTGATCCTAGCGGTTCGGGGGGGCTGGTGCCTACCCGCGAACAGGAGGCGGAGAGTGGGCGCGTTGCTCAGCGGCTTGGCGTCGAGGGCGCCAACGTGGCCGACAGCATCCCTCAGCAAGGCCCGATCGGCTCGTGGATCGAGCAATTGGCCGGTGTCACCGCGTCGTCGCGCAAGCGTTCGACCGGCGTTCCCGGCACCTATCACGCTGACGACAACGCGCGCGACTTCCCGACCGCGACCCGTGCCGAGAATATCGCGCTGGGCCGCCGGCTCAAGTCGGTGTTCGGGCCGCAGTTCGATGTCATCTACGCCGAGAACGACAAGACCGGGAAGCATGGCGACCACGTTCATGTCGAGCCAGGCCCTGCGCTCGGGCGGCAGATTCGGTCGCGGGGTGGCTCTGCGCCCGCGCGTGTCGCGTCGAAGCAGCAATACGACCGCCTGCCTTCGGGCGCAGAATACATCGCGCCTGACGGGTCGCGTCGGAGGAAGCCGTGAGTTTCTGGCAGAATGATCCTGTCGTCGGTGGCGCCGCGCAGTCGGGCGTGCAGCCGGTGTTTACCGTGCCTGATCCTCGCGCTGACATTGAAAGTCGTCGCGATAATGCCACGATCACGCGAACCGAGCAGGAGATCGCGCAGAACAACGCGACTGCTCCGGCCGATGCGCGGAAGGCTGCAGCCGACGCCGAGATCGCGGAACTGAACGCCGCAGCTCTTCGCGCGAAGATGTCCAAGACGCAGGGCGATGCCCGCGGCGAACTGCAGCGCCTGATTACCGAGATCGACGCAATCGCAGCCGACGCCTCCGATAATGGGGGTTGGTTCGAGACGGGCTTTTTCGGGTCGCGGCTACGCGATGTGCCGGGAACCGCCGCCTATGGTCTGCAAAAGCGCCTTGCCACGCTGGACGCGAACGCAGCCTTCCGCGCGCTGCAGCAGATGCGCGAGTCGTCGCCCACCGGGGGCGCGCTTGGCCAGATCACCGAACGCGAACTCGACCTCCTGAAGGCGACCATCGCGGACCTCAACCCGAACCAGTCACAGGGCGACTTTCTCGCGCAGTTGGCGAAGTCGCGCGAATATTATTCCGACCTGATCAGCAAGATTCCCGCGCCCGAAGCAGGGGCGGAGAATGTCCAAGGCTCTCAGCCTACCGGCCAAGAGGACCGCGCCCCTCCCGGCGTCGAATACCGCACCGGAGGCGGTGACAGCAATTTCGTCACCGAGGACGACAAGCGGTTCACGACCATGCTGCAGTCGGCATGGGATCAGGGCGCCACAATCGAAGAGCTCGACGCGCTCTCGACGCAGAACGGCTACATGCCCGTCTCGGCGAAAGAGGGCATTCAGGACCTGCTCTCCGCGCGCGAACAGGGTGGGCGCGTGGATTGGGCACCGCAGGCAACTGGCGAGCGCACCGCGATCGAGCGGGCGGTCAGCAGCGCGGCGGATAGCGACGCGGGCGCTTACTTCACCGGCGCGGCCAACGCCATGACCGCTGGCACCCTGGACGAAATCGCGGGCGCGGTCGGCGGCGAAGGTGCGGCGGAACGCACTCAGTTCGCCAAGGAATATATGCGCGATCGCAGCCCGATTGCGTCGTTCGCTGGCGAAGTGACCGGTGGTGCTCTGGCGATGCTGCCTGCTGCCCGAATCGCTCAGGCGGGTGGTCGTGCGGCGCTGGCGGGTGAGGTTGCCTATGGCGCCGCCTATGGTGCCGGTGAGAACAACGAGAACCGCATCGCTGGCGCGGCGATCGGCGCGGGTGGCGCGGCGGCGGGCGATTATCTCGGCAGGAAGCTGCTGCAGCGCTTCGGACGCAAGATTCCCGCCGAAGCTGGGCGCGAGGGCGTTGAGGAAGCGGTCGAGTCGCTTCCCGACGCTCTCACACCTGCGCAGCGCTACGAGCGCGCTCAGCGCTACGGCATCGACCTGTCGATCGGGGATGTTCGTGGGCGCAGCGCGAAGGTCGTCGAGCGGACGCTGGACAATATGCCCGGCGGGGGCTCGGTAACGAACGCGGCGCGTGATCGCACCCGGGCGCAACTCGGTGACGCTGTCGACACCGTCGGCGGTTCGTTCGGGACAGCTGCGACCGCCAGCAGTATGGGCGATGCGCTTCAAACGGGCGCGCGCAAGTGGATCGCGCGCGTCAAGGGCGAAAAGGGCAACCCGCTCGACCGGGGCATCATCGGCAAGGCCTATGACGCCATCCCGATTGGCAGCAATTCACCTGCGAAGAGAGAAAACACCCTCGCGGCGCTCGAGGAAGTAAACGAGCAGTTTTCAAGCAACCCGAAACTGCGCGAGCTGATGCAGGATTCGCAGGCCTCGAGGCTCTTGGACGCCTTGGGTGATGCCGACAGCGAACTGAGCTGGTCGGACCTCAAGGCCCTGCGCTCGGCGGTGGGCGAAGACATGAACGCCTTCCGCATCGGCTCGCAGGGCTCGCGGCAAAGCACCCTATCGCGTCTCTATGGCGCGCTGTCGGAGGATATGCGCGCGACCGCACAGGCGCGGGGGCCGGCTGCCCTGGCAAAATTCGAACGCGCAAACAGTCTCAACCGCGCTGTCGAGGCGCGGATCGAAAACACGTTGTCCGCCATCTTGGGTAAGGACGGGATGCAATCGGCCGAGCGCGCCGCCGAAAAGCTGCGCGCCATGGCGATGAGTGGCAAGTCGACTTCGGATTTCCGGCAACTGGCCGAGATCCGCAAGTCAATCCCGGCCGCCGAATGGGGTGAGGTATCCGGCGCCCTTGTCCGCTTGCTGGGTCAGCCTGCCAAGTCGGAAGGCCGGGATTTCGCGCCGCAGACTTTCGTGCGCAATTTTCAGGACATGAGCACTGCCGCGAAGAACTTGATCTTCGGGGGCTCGAACAGCACGCTTCGCAAGAACCTCGATGAATTCGCGGAAGTGGTCGGGGACATCGCAGGCTCCGACGCCACCCGCAATGCATCGAATACCGGCATGGTGGTCACCGGGGCGCTCGGCCTGACTGCTGGCCTTCCGACGTTGGCGGCTCAGGCGCTGACCTCCTACGGCGCGGCGCGGCTCTGGACCCACGCGCCTTTCGTGCGTTGGGCCACCGGCTACACAAGGATGCTGAAGAAGGCCGAGGCATCGGGCAGCGCACCGGCTGCGACCGCGCTCAAAGCGCAACTCGGCCATCTTGACCGCATCGCGAGGGGCGGCGGGCCAGTGAGCGCCGACATCATCGTGTTCCGCGACTATCTTTCGAATGCTGTCTCGCAGTCGCCCGAGAGGCTGGCGGCGGAGCCTACGGAAGGAGACCGCCAGTGAGCAGATACGCCACTGTAGGGAGCCACCACCAGGCGACCGGCGCCGCGGCGATGAGCCAGCGGGTCTGCCACAGAACCTTCATCCCCGGAGCATACCGATGACGACCCAGATCGGCAATCCATTCCCGATGTTCTACGACCTGCGCGGGCGTCCGCTCGATCGTGGGCGGGTGTACATCGGCGCGGTGGGGCAGGATCCGGAAATCACCCCCGTCACCGTCTATGCGGACCTCGAGCTCACCGATGTCGTCAATCAGCCGATCACGACCATCGGCGGGTTGTTGTCGCGCGACGGGCAGGCGATCTTCGCGTTCGTCAACGAGCAGCAGTATTCGATCCGGGTGAAGGACGCGGACGGGGCGACGGTGTTCTATTCCGCCGCAGCCAATATCAGCGCCGCGAACTTCCAGGCTGCGGATAGCGACCTGACTGCCATCGCTGCGCTATCGACGACCTCGTTCGGGCGCGCTCTGCTGACGATGGCGAACGGCGAGGCTCTGCGGACCTATGCCAACATTCCCGACGCGCTGCCTCTCGCTGGAGGCACGATGTCGGGCGCGATCAAGCGCGGTTCTGCGGGGGCCTATGGCTATGCGGCCGATCCGGCGATCACCGACATGCGGTTTTTCTTCACCGCTTCGGGCGCCGATGATCCGCGCACACAGATCGGCGATGTCTGGTTCGAGGAAGAGCCCGCGTGATCGCTGCGCAAACTCCTGCCGGCAAGAAGGGGTATCTCCTGCGGGGCGCTTTCACGCCTCGCGGGAAGGTTCGTATCGCCACGGCCTCGGTGACGACCCCGGCGGGCGACAAGGTGTTCTGGGACATTGCCGCCTCAAGCGCGGGGTTCACGGTAGATGCGTTGCCTTCGTCTGTTTCCGGCGCGGGTGCATCCCCCAGCGCCATGGAGATAAGGACGACCTCGCCCACTGCTGCCGCCACAGGTGGCGTCGGGACAATCTTCTACGAGTGGGCGCAAACGGCAGGCGCAGACCTGTGGGCGATCGAGCGCCCCCTCACGGCATCGCCCAACTTCGTCGCCGAGGCTGTGGGGGCCTACGAAATCCAGACAGCGACATTCACCGTCACCGCGACCGACACCGCCGGGCGCACCGCGACCGACACCGTAACTGCATCAGCAAGAAATTATGGAGACCCAAGTGCCCCAGCTCCTTGACGGCAATGTTCTCGACCAGGTTGGCCGTCCGGTTCCGGGCGCGCTGGTCTATATCTATGATTCCGATGGCGACCTTGCGACGCTGACCGACGCGATGGGGAGCGGTGCGCAGAACCCGGTGACGGCGGGCGAGGACGGCTATTGGGGCGCGTTCGTCGGCGAGGAAGGGTTCTATACCCTGCGCTATTTCTGGGGCGAGCGGGAGCGGTTGGTTCAGGCCAACGTCATCGCGGGCCGGTCGCCTATCGAGCAGGCAGAGGCTGCCGCCGCCGTGGCCGTCGCCGCCTCGGGGCCGAACTACGCCAGCACCGCAGCGGGTATCGCGGACACGGCCGAGGGCGCCACATTCCCGGTCGATACCGGCGGCATCGTGACTGTCTACCGCCACGATGCAGGCGGAGTCGCTACGGCGCTGCGGACCCTGCTTTCGCCCGAAGCGCTGGCGGCTGCGGGCGGTGCTGCAGGTGTCGGAACGCTATTGTCCGGCTCGGTCGCGGACGTAATCGCGGCGAACCCCATTCGCGTTGACGGGCTGACCAACGATGCTGTGATCGACACGGCGGGCGTAATGACCGGCACAAACAATGCCGCCGCGTTCGCAAATTCTAACGACGCCATTCATGGCGTTTACGAAGGCGAGAACATCCCGGCGGGCAAGTTCTTGGTTTCGACCACGCTCAACATTCCTGCCGACATATCCGCCGAATACCGCGACACGCCGTTCAGCTTTCTCGGTGCGTGGACGGGTGAACCATACATCGCGGACGCCCAGCAAAAGGGCACGACGATTGCTTGCTCCAGCACGACCACGCCAACCATCAAAATACAGCATCGCGCCGAGGCACAGGGCGCTGGCTCAATCGAGTTCGGCAAGATGCGGGTTGTCGGCAAGCAGAATGCCGGTGTTCCGGTCATCGACATCGAAGGCTTGTCCGCGCACAACCACATCCATGACCTGAGCGTTTTCCAGTATGGCGCAGGGGATGGCATCCATGCGGGCTGGCTCATCACCACGCCGGTCGAGCGCGTCTATCTTCTCAACCAGGACTGGCTCGACGATACAAAGGCCTATGCGGATCGAACTGGCGTCGGCTTTGAATACACGGGCGACAGGGACCACGCGCTTGCCAAGCTGACAATGACCGTGCGCGGGTTCCAGACCTCCATGCGGATCGGCGCGACTAGCGGGACCAACAAGGTCATTTCCACCCTTGTCGAGCGCAGTGAAGCATCGGTGGTTGGCGATGGTCCCCGCATTAGCGACCTCGCAGAGAACACGACCTTCATCAACCATTACGGCGAAATCGTCTCGCGCTTCGGCATGATCGACCGGGGGCGCTACAGCACCCACATCAACCCGCACAGCCTCTTGTCGGGAACGGCAGAAATGGAGCTGCAGGGGCGCGTCACGACAGTCATTGGTGGACAGCTTGGCGTCAAGGCAGACGGAAGTATCGCCCTGAATGTCCAGGCGGGCAGCGCGGGCCAATACGGCGTCTATGTTCTGGGAACGGCTATCATCAAGGGGCAATCCGGCTCTTCGACGGGTGTTCAAATCTCCACTCAGTCGGACCCCAAGGGCGTTATCCTTCCCGCTTACGACCCGACATGGGCAGGCGGCTCGGGCGATGTGCTTACCGACAATAGCAACTCCAGCCTTCACGGCGGATCCGGCGGGGTAAATGGTTCGGGCTTTTACGGACTCATCACAAGGCGCTCCGGCGGCGGGCGGGATATGGTTTGCCTGTCGCGCGGCTCCTACAATCGCCACATCGACGAAACGCTGATCGAATCCGGCAACATCGCTGGCGGGCTGCTTCCCCTAACCAATGCCTCGGCGCAAGTCTGCGACTTCGTTACGCCCGTCACGGTTTCGCGGATCTCGGCACTGAACCTACCCGACAAGACCGGACTTCTGATAATCAAGAACGGCAACGTCACCTTCACCGATGACCCGACGCGCATCGTTGGCTTGAACGGCGATCTGGTTCTGGCTGCTGGCGAGGCGGCAATCATCGAATATCAGGCCCTCTCGACGACCGGCGGCTATGGCGGGGCTACCGGCGCGGTCGTGTTCACGAACGTGCGGTTGTTCAAGCCGAAAATGCCATCCTACACGGTCGCGACCCTGCCCACTGGACAGCCTGCAGGCGCGCAAGCCTTCGCGACGAACGCGAGGAATGCGGGCGAAGGCGCTGGGGTGGGAACGGGTTCTTCGGTCGTGTTCGACGGGACCAACTGGAAGATTCCGGGCATCGCCGGGGCGGTGGCGGCATGACCTTAGCGAATAGCCTTGTTCCAAATGCAGTCGTCGCAATCGTGCGCGGCTCCGCAATCTGGGCAATCGGTCGAGCGGAGCAGGCGTTCGAATATGGTGGAAAGCCATTTCATGCGGCCAGCATATCACTTTCGACGGGGGCTTTCCAGTGACCTGCATCCTGACTGTCGCGGCGGCGTGTTTCGCGCCTGAGATCGAGCGGATCACCCGCCGGAAGCGCATGTGATGCCCGAGCAGAGCGCAGGAAGTGCCGCCCAGACGCGCGCCATAGCAGAACAGGTGGCGGAAACCGCAATCACCCGGTTCGCGGAAAAGCACCCAGAGGTGAGACGAGGCACTGTGACGGCAGAGATACCCGCACCGCTCAAGTGGGCGGCCATCATTTTCAGTTCTGTCATCACAGTGTCTGCGAGCGGCGGGCTGATCTGGCTGGTGTCATCGGTAAGCGAAATGAGCGTTACGCTGGCCCGCATGGACGAGCGAATGGCGGGCTACACCGACGCGCAGGCCGACCGGAACGACACGCAGGACCAGCAAATTCGCGAGTTGCAATCCTACCACCGCAACGGTGGGCGGTGATGCCGAGAGGAGATGATGATGGACATTCGTAAGCTGCAATCCGCGATCGGTGTGGCGGCAGACGGGATCGCCGGGCGCGGCACCTTCACGGCCCTGTTCCGCAAGCTGGGGGCATCGCAGGAGCGCGCCGAAGAACTCGCCCTCGCCGCAAACGTCCACTTCCCGGCCTATGGCATCATGGAAAGCGCGCTGCGTCTCGCGCACTTCATGGCGCAGCTCTGCCACGAAAGCGGCTCGTTCCGCTACATGGAGGAGATTGCCAGCGGCTCTGCCTACGAAGGTCGCGCAGACCTCGGCAACACGCAAGCCGGGGATGGCAAGCGCTTCAAGGGCCGAGGTCCGATCCAGCTGACCGGCCGCGCGAACTATCGCCAATTCGGGCGCCGCATCGGTATCGACCTGGAGCGCCACCCGGAGATCGCCGCCGTGCCATCGATCGGGCTGCACACCGCGCTGGAGTATTGGGCCAATCGCAAGCTCAACGAACCGTCCGACCGCGACGACATCCTGACCATCACGCGCAAGATCAACGGTGGCACGAACGGGCTCGCGGATCGGAAGGCGCACCTCGCCAAGATCAAGGCGTGGCTGCTGTGACCTTCTGGCAATTCCTCGACAAGCAGCTCGCGCGGATCACTGGCGGCGCTGTCGCTGGTGGCGGCATATTTCTGCTGACCGGCGTGGTGCTGTGGCTGGCTGCTGCAAACCCGGAGCTGCGGCAAGACGAGCTTTTCCGCGTTCTGGCGCAGGCCATCGTCGTGCAGGGCCTCATCGGCTTGGCAATGGCGTCGTGGTTCACGGTTCGGCAGGATCGCGGGCCGAGCGGAAACCCCGGCGATCCGGTTTCGGTGGAGGAAGAATAATGATCGGCAAGCTCATCACCATGGTCACCGGCAACTGGCAGATCGCCGCGGCTATCCTCGCGGCGCTGATCGGGACGCACTCGCTTACCTATTGCCAGGGGCGGACCGACGGACGCGCGGGATTGCTGGCAGAGCAGGCCGAAGCCCGCGACGATGTGGAGCGGATCGAGGACGAAAGCGAAGGCGAGGCTGCCGGCGAGCGCGAACGCGACCGCGCCGAAACCACCCAAGCACAAAAGGACCGAGACGATGCAATCACGTCCAATGCTACGCCGGGCGAGCGCCCTTCCGCTGCTCGCAATTCTCTCAATTGCCAGCGCCTGCGGGCAGCCGGAACCGATCTCAGTCTCGTTCCCGCCTGTGGAGGACGTGCGCCCGGAAGCTAAGCCGGTGCCGGGGCTTGAGGTGCTGGAAAGCGAGGAAGCCGCGACGCTTTACGACAGCGCGCTCGAGGCTTGGGGAGAGCGGGGCTGGGCTGCGGTCGCGCGTATCTGCCGGGACGCGGTGCGGAAAGGTGCGCCCTATCCTGCCGGTTGGTGTGACTGAGGTCGCACAGGCTGCCAGTGCGAACTACGGCCCCAGAATGCCCGAAGCCACACCGACAGCGATCATAATCAACCAAACGGCCACCCATCCCCCGAGCGTGTCCGGATCGCGCTGTTTCTCCACCTGTCTCACTCTGCGAGCCACCCTCAAAACGGCGGCACATCGCAATTGCAGGCCGCTATCCGCCATGCGATGAAAATGTGAAGCAGCACGAAAAATCCAGCCAAGGCCTCCGCAACCCAAAGAGCAATGAGGTCGCTTCGGTCGGCGCGGTCCGTTTCACGCACTGGCACAATGTCACTTTCCTTCATGGGCGAGCCTTCTAGCATGTTCGGCGCACAGGTTAAACGGCCTTCGTCATATCAATGCGCGGGGTCGAGACTGGTCCTCTTCGGCTCACACCCAATAATCGACGACACTCCAGTAGATCGCGCCCATCCCCAGCACCACCGCTGCCACCTCGATCCGGAACAGCCATCGCCTACGCACGGAACGGCTTCGTCAGATCGACCTTCGGCACCTCGACCATTTCGTCATAGCCGACCACATCCATCGGGCCCGGGCGCGCCGCATCCCAGACCCAAGGATCGTTTGCCCAGCGGCCCTTGATCGTCGTGACGCTGCCGATCCGGAACTGCACCCTGACACCATCCTCGATACCCGCTGGCCTGCCTGAGCCGTCGTGGGGGATGAAGCCTTCGCGGAGGGGCTGCGGGAGTGTGGAGCGGCCTTTGTAGCGCATGGCAGGAATGTAGCGCGGCGGGCGCGTGACGCAAGAAGGTGCCATCAAGACAGGGGTCGACGGTTCGCAATGGACCTCTGACCGTGAACGAAACGAGAATACCCATCATTCTGTGAAGGCCGCGCCCCCGGCAAGCGACGGAAAACCGCCATGTGCAGCGAGGGGAAGCGTCTTCGGGAGGCAGGGGCCGGAGGTTCGAATCCTCTCTCCCCGACCAACTTTTCCGCCATTCTTGAGGCGAAACAGACAGGGGTCCACGCTCCATAGTGAACCTCACGCCCGCTTGCCGATGGCGTTTGCCACCGAACGAAGGTGGCCCGGGCTGAACCTCGCATAGTGCTTTTGCGTGGTGCGATCGTCGTCGTGACCCATGAATTGCGCCAGTTCCGCCATGTTGACGCCCGCCTCGGCTGCCCAGACCGCGCCGGTATGCCGGAGCGTGTACGGCGTTGCGTGGACAGTGCTCCTTTCGGATGCAGCCTGAAACGCCTTCTTGATGCTGCCGACCTGCTTGCCCCCGCGCTCGATGACATATTCGCAGGTTCGCGCTTTATGGGCATCCTGCAGCACGATCAGAAGATCGTCACTGATCGGGACGATGGTTCTGCGCTTCGAAGTCTGCGCCCTCCCAGGCGGGCGATAGTCGATCTGCCGGCGCATGAAATCGACCCGATCCCATGTCAGATCGAGGATCGCGGATGGCCGCGCGACGGTGTGTAGCCCCAGCATGACGTAGACGCGCGCATGGTCGGCGCGCACTGCGGCGAAGAAGCGGTCGAATTCGGCCCGGGTGAGGTGGCGGGTCTGCCGTTCCGGCGTCGCGGGCAGCCAGATCGTCTGGCTTGTCGAGATATGCCGCTCGCCCCTCGCCCACTTGAGCGCGGTCGAAAGCTGCAGGAGCTCGTAGCGCGCAGTCGAATCGGCCACGGCGCGCGAGCCCCTGTATTTGCGGCACATCGGCTCATCGATCAGGTCCGGGTTCACCTCTGACCAGAACGACTTCATCGCCTTCGATGCATCCTGGCGTCGACCATGCGAAGGCTTCTCCGCGATCGATGCCAGGTAGCCGCTCATGATCCGGGCCACGGTCCACGGTGAACCATCATCGCCTGCTTCCCAGAGCTTTCGGGCTTCCGCCTCGGCGCTCTGCCGATCTTTCGAGGCGAGCTGGCGGCGGCGGCGGATGACCTTTCCTGTGTCGTTGGCCTCGCGCCAGACGAGCGCGAATCCGCCTCTGAGCTGCTGGACGGAGTATTCTCGTTGCTCGCCTGACATTCGTATCTCTCCACTTCGGCCGCGCTGATGCGGATAAGCGCACCCGGACGAAAGCATTGCAAGTCGCCGCTGCGAATCAGCTTGTAGATCAGCCCGTCGCTGCAGCCCCAGCGTTCGGCCAGCTGGGGGACCGAGAACGGGCGCCGGTCTAGGTCGGGTTGGGCAACCGCAGTCATCCCCGCCCGCCCTGTAGTGCGCGGATGGTCATGTCCGTTCCTCTCGAATCGCAAGCAGGATGGTGAGGCCGATTGCGGCGATTGAGTTCATGCCGGGTTGCCAAGGTGCGACTCCGCCCCACGCCGCGAGTGCGAAATCCATGAGGGTCAGCGAAAGCCAAGTTGCAAAGAACCGCACAACGTCCCGGCCCCTCATGTCCGGGGCTTCAGCAGCGGGCGCGTTCTGTCGTCCGGCTCGGGCGTCCACGCTTCCAGCTCCGCCACAAGCACCGCATCCATCTTGTCAGTCGGTTGCATCGGTAGGCTCCTTGAGGGCGGCGGCGATAACCTGAACGGCGGCGTGATGGCTCATGTGTTCGAGCGATCCGCGATCTGCGTCGGTCCTGCATTGGACGAGGTGCTTACGGACAAGCCCGAAAGCCGCCTCCAACCGCGCCAACCTGTCAGCCTCGGGTGCTTCGGTGGCGTCAACGGTGGTGGGCGCATCGGGAGCAAGACTGCTGTGGCCGCATCCATATTCGCGAGCGACTGGTGCTTCGGTGGGGCGCGAGGCGAGGGCGGCGGAGAGCTTATTCATCTCGTGGCAGATAGCGTTGGCGCTTTCCTCCGAAGCGATGTTGCCGAACCGCGCGAAGTGCCGTTCACCATCCCAGATGAACCAGCGCGGGCCGACTGTCGAAGTCTGCCCTTCGACATGAAACCGGGGCTTGCGCTCCACCGCCCCCACATCCCCCAAGTTTTCACTTCGATCCATGGCTCGGCTCCTTGTTGGCGGTTGAATTTCGTGGTAAAAAGCTGTTGTGTTTCGGACCCAAAAATACCGGCTCTATCCCACTGATCAGCAGGCCCAAGTTCTTGCGAACTTCGCCGGAACTACGCGGTTCGTTTACAATCTCGCCCTCGAACAGCGCCGCGACTTTTGGCGTCAGTTTCTTCGCGAGACCGGCAGGCATTTGAATTATGTCACGCAGGGTCGACAGGTCACTCAACTTCGCCAAGAGTGCGATTGGATAAGAGAGACGCCGGCTGACTTTCTGCACTGCGCCTTGCGAGACCTGGATAAGGCGTTCGCCAAATTCTTTCGCGGCGGCGGGTTCCCCAAATTCCGCAAGGCGGGCGTGACGGACAGCTTCGAGATAAAGGCGCGGTACGTTCAAGTTCGCGCGCTGAACACGAAGTGGTCGCAGATACTCATACCCAAGCTGGGGTGGGTGAAGTTCCGAGATTCGCGCCGCAGGGATGGGGACCTTCGCTCTGCTCGTGTGATCAGTGACGATGGCAGATGGTTCGTCTGCATTGGCGTTCGAAACGAACACGTTGCTCCGGCCTCGTGCCTCCCCGCTGTAGGCATTGATCGAGGGGTCACGCTGGCCGTTGCTCAGTCCGATGGTCGGGCAATGAGCATCCCGGCAGAACTCAACCTTCTCGCGATCAAGGCAGGGAAGGCCAAACGAGTCCTTTCCAGAAGAAAGCGAGGCTCCCGCAGATACGAAGCTCAGCGCAAGGTCGCTGGTGCTATCATCGCTAAGGCGGCCCGCATTCGCTGGGACTGGCAGCAAAAACTGACCACCGACATAGTCCGCCAATACGGAACGGTTGTGCTGGAGGATCTCAAAACCCGCAACATGACGGCAAGAGGGCGTGAAGCCGGAGCCGCTCAAAAGCGCGGACTCAATCGCGCGATCCTGAACATCGGTTGGTACAGCATCGAGCTGATGCTCACCTACAAGCTCGAAGAACGCGGCGGGACGCTCATCAAGATCAATCCCGCCTTTACCTCGCAGACCTGCTCGGCCTGTGGCACAATCGACAAGGGGAGCCGCGAGAGCCAAGCGCGCTTCGCTTGCCTGCATTGCGACCACGAAATGAACGCCGACCACAACGCTGCGATCAACATACTCCGCCAAGGCCTGGCGGGCGTGGACGGTGGCGGTTACGCCCCGGATGAAGCGCGAACTACTCAACCTCGCCTCGCGGCGTAGGGGAGGTCGACGCATCCCCGGCACTGTGGCGGAGGACTGAGATAGCTGCGGGCAGATGCTTGAGCGCGTCGAAGGCTTCGGGCGCGTGGGTCATGGCCTGAAAGAACTTCCCGTTGGCATAGGCGTATTCTTCGCAGTCCTGTCCGGTTTCGAGGTCTTCGATTAGTGGCAGGGCCTTCGCCAATTCATCCGCCAGCGAGTTTGTGTCAGTCTGTTCCATGGGGGCTGTCCTTGGTGGGGGTGGGCGTGAAGAACCCGAGCGCGCCCTTGCAGGGGATCGGTTCCGCGAATATCTCGGGGTTTCGCAGCACAAAGCCGTAGCGCCCGAAGAACCACGGGCTGTCCGAATGCTCGACGCAATCGACAATCTCGACAGAGCCGACGATACATCCGCCAGCAGCGCGCATCATGCGATACGTGTCAAAGTGCGCCTTGGGCTGGCCTCCTGCCGCGCGGTAGATCGCGCCGACCGTCTCGCCATCATCCGCGACACCAGCCATGCTCCACCACTTGCTGGCGTGAAGCAGAACCTTGCCGCGAAACTTGGTTGGCCAATCCCGGTTCTCAATGTCCTTGCCAGCGTGAAGGATTGCCCACCACCACGGCGCACGAACCGAAATCGCTTTGAGGCCGGTTATGCCGCTCACGCCCTATCCCCCTGTGCTGCTTGCTGGCGGATGGCGGCGGCATCGTATAACGGGGTGTGCGTCCAACCTTCCGGCGGATCACTGCACGGATCGCAGGAATGCAACTCTTCCTCGCCGTTAGGGCCATGGAAAATCCACGCACGAGGAACCGCCCCTCGCACCCCCTCGGGCTGCGGATCGGTGGGGGTCTGCGGTTGGAGGGCGGCGGCATCCAGTGCGGTGAAGGCCTTGACGACCCGTTCGTAGGCGGCGTGGATAGCCTCGGTTTCGAAAGCCCGCTCGACCAGCATCCTTGCTGACAGCCCGTGCAATGCGTCTCCAAGCGCCTCCACGACTGCCGGGGTGGATTGGCGGAGGTCGGCGCGGAGAGAACGGTGAACGTCAGCCGCGTGGCGCAGATCGCGCGAACCGGACGCCGCCTGGAAGAAGCCGTGGTCCGCCCACCAGTTGCAGGTGATCGAGCCGGTTTCCTCTGAGATGGACTGGATAACGCCGAGATTCCAAAACGGCTTTCCGCGATGGACTACAGGATCGCCAGCCATGAAGGGCCGCGCTCGCTGGCTCACTTCTACCGTGGGTGTGTCTGTCTGTTGGGTCATGGTGATTCCTCGAATGGGGGTGGTCGGGCTGCCTCGGTGGACCATCACCCCCTCCCAAACAGTCGAGCGAAGAACCCCGGCTGCTCCATCGGCTTGAGCCGACCGTGCTTCATCATCCGCAGGCTCGCGTCCTGCGACGCGCGGGGCATCGTCCAGTTGTCCGGGCGGCTTGATCGGAAGGAGCGGCTCATGACGCGGGCTCGTCGGTGTCAGCCGCCTCACCGCCCTCACCCGGCGCCAAAGCCTCGCGCCTGGCAGTCAGGGCCGCACGAACCGACTGCGCGAGATCGGGCCGGTCCTCATCCCAATCCTCGATCACCGTCGAAGGTTTGCCCCCGATGTAGGCGTCGAGCTTTTCGAGGTCTGGCGCGCGTTCGATGTTGGCGATGATCTTGTCGGCGGCGTCGCGCGCGGGGTCGCCGGCTTGTTCGATCACCAGAGGCTTCACCTTGTGCGGCTTGCGGCTGCCATTCGTCGCGGTGAGCATCATCAGCTTCTCGCTTTCGATGTGGCTCATGTGGCTGATGCGGATTCCGCCGACTTCCATGCCTGCCCACTTGACCGAGGCGTCACGGTAAAGGGTCAGGCTGCGTCCGACGTATTTCGAGGAGTCCGGACCCCAGCCCTGCACCAAGACACGGCTCATCGACTTGCAGGGGCGGAAAGCCTTGTCGCTTCCCTCGAAGAAAATGCTGACCGGCTGCTCCTGCCCGCCGCTGATCCGCACATCGCGGATGGTGATATTCATCGGCCCGGCGATCAAATCGTCGGCGTTGATCTGGTCGCTGCGAGGGACAATCACTTGGCTCATATCGGTGGTCGTGTTCATAGGTGGCTCCAGTTTCTTCGTGATCTGATGAGGCAGATAGCTCCGGGGGTGACCCCGTATTGTGCGGCGAGACGGACACCGGAACCGTAGGTTTTTGGCGCATCGAGGATTGCTCGCACGTCGTCCTCGGAGAGCTTGGCGCCGCCGTGAGCTTGGCCGCGCGGTGTGCGCTCCGGCTTCGTGCTGCGCCCGTGTCGTTCGCCCATCGCCCTCGTGCCGTGCAGAAGGCAGTCGGCCATGTTTTCCTTGCGAGTGGCCCAGCGGAGATTGGTGGCGCGGTTGTTCGAAGGATCGCCATCGCCGTGAGCCGCCTGATGTTCAGGGCTAGGCACAGGGCCGTGGAAGGCTTCGCAAACCAACCTGCTGATCTGCTTCCGGACCTGCTTGCCGCTGGATAGCGTTATGAGCGAATAGCCCTTGTTGCTGATCCAAGGCTTCAAGACCTTCGGAAGGTGCCCGTTGACGCTTTCGACGATCCGCCGAACGCGCCCGAGATTACTCACCTCGTATGCCGGGAAGCCGACAATCGCGCGCCACTCCTCGTTCATGACTTGCCACCATCCGCGCGGCGATCGATCTCGCGGCGCGCGTTCCATTTCAGGTCTTCTTCCATCGATTCCTGGCGCAGCATCCACCCGAGGAAACCGGCCTCGACCTCGGGCCACGGCTTGTCGCGGAATTTGCCGATCGGGCAGCGCGGCAGGAGGCGAGGCTCCTTCGTCCACGCGACCATGTCCTTGCCGGTGATGCCCTCGTTGAAGAGCGCCAGCAGCAGATGCGCGGTGACGTAGGCATCGGGGCCTGCGCGGTGTGCGGGCTGCGTCAGCGCATGGTCGGGCGCGATCTTGCCCTGATCCTCGAGCCAGTAGCGCAGCGCGCCGTTGCTGTGGCTGGGCGCATCGGGCCAGACTCGGAGCGCGGCCTTGTAGGTGCAAATGACAGGCGCCGGCGCTTCGAAGAACTGGGTTTCGAACTCGGCATTGTGCGCGGCGATCGCAGAGATACCTTCGGCCATCACCATCCCGACATTGAACGGCTGCTTGCCCTCGCACTCAGCGAGCGAGATATGATGAACCGCGCGGACCACCGGCGGCATCGAGGACACGCCGCAGAGCCACGCCTTCGGTTCGTCAACTCGACGGTCCTCAAGGTGGAGTTCGCAGATACCGACCTCGCAAACCTCAGCCTCAGGCGGCTCGGTCCCGGTCGTCTCGAAGTCGATCACACGAATGACGGTCATCAGAACATCTCCACTTCGACGGTGCGCTCGGTCGGCACGAGCCGCAGCCCAGCCTTCTGCGCGGCGTGATAATCTGCGATCGCCTCCTTCACCTTCGCCTCGAAATCGGTGGCGGCGGTGATGATCGCGGCTTGAATTTCCGCGTCCGCCTCGATCCGCATCGGGATCATCGGAAGCCCGCCGGAGAAACTGACCAGGTCGATCCAGTCGCGCTCGGTGACCATGAGGCCGGTCTGCACTTGCAGCAGGAAGTCAGACGGCGCCGAGCCGTCGCGATAGTTCTCGACGATGGTCTGGATCTGGAATTTCTGTCGGCGGGATTTGCACTCGATCAGGCCATGCTTCCCGACCAGACCGTCGGGCGAATAACCGAGCGTGAAGCCCCACTTGTCGTTCGTGACGAAGCCGCATTCCTCCACCGGCTCGAAGTTCTTGGAATAGAGATCGCGCGCGGTGATCTCATCCTCCCAACCCCGGAGCATATCGTCCCCGATGTAGCTGGGTTCGACGTAGCCGCTGATCCGCTGGGCAGCGATTTCCCAGACATGGGCGCGGGTTTTGTCGTTGTTCGCCAGCTTGAGCGTCGGGGTCAGGATCAGCTTCATCTCGGAAGCTGTGAGCAGGCCCAGTCTGGCGGCGTGCCATTCCTCGGAACCTTGGATCAGGTCGTTGTGGTAGACGATGCCCTTGCCCGGCTTCGTCGCGACTGGCTCGTCGTCGAGGGCCACTTCCTCGGTCTGCGTGGGCTCGACATAGCCGCGCTCGAATGGGTTGTCGGTCATGGTCAGAACCTCAGCGAGACGTTGGGGATGTCGTTGGCGATGATCGCCTGCACGACCTTGATCGCGACATCCTCGGTCAGCCCGCATTCGATCAGGGCCTCCTTGGCGGCGGTCTTGATCTTGCGGCGATGCTCCTGGTCGGCTTCGCGCGCGGCCTGTTCGGCAGCAGCTTCGCGCTCGGCATCTTCGCGCTGTGCCTGTTCGGCAGCGAGGCGGTCTCGTTCTGCCTGCGCGGCACGTTCCACCTCGGCGGCGCGTTCACGCTCGGCGGCGAGTTCGGCTTGGTGCCGCTCCTCGGCTTCGCGCGACGCCTGTTCGGCAGCTTTGCGCTCGGCGGCGGCGATACGGTCCTTCTCGGCCTGTTCCGCGGCGGCCTTGCGCTCGTCCTCGGCACGCTTGGCTTCGGCCTGCTGGCGCTCGATCTCTTCGGCGGCACGCTTCTCGGCTTCGGCACGCTCGCGTTCGGCAGCCTCGGCGCGCAGCTTCTCGAGCTCGGCGCGTTCGGCCTCTTCCCGCTCGAGCCGGGCGAGCGCAGATTTCAGGGTTTCGACGGTCGCAGCCTTCGCCGCGGTGGCTTCGTCGGCCAACTCCTTAAACCGGTCGGCGTCGATCGCCCGGTTCCAGACCTCCTTGCCGCGCTCGCGCACGGTGTCGGCGGTGTCGTCCAGGCTGACCACGGCTGCGCTCTTGAATGCCTCGATCGCCTCGCGGCATTCTTCGACCCGGTCCTTCTCGGCCTGCTCCCATTCGGTGAGCGGCTTGCGGACGCCATCGGCCAGCGCGACCAGTTCCTCGCGAACCTCGCGCCGGGCAGCGTCGACCGCGTTGATGCGCGCCCTCGCCTCTTCGTTCAGCTTCTTGCCGGCATCGTCGATCGCGGTCTTCGTGCGCGTGATCTTGTAGGCGAAGGACTTGATCGCATCCCGGCCCTTCGCGGTCGACAGGTCGGGTTCGAAGGCGGCGATTTCGCTTCGGATATGGCCGAGCAGATCGGCGCGCTTGGCCTCGTCCGCGAGAACCAGCGAAGGGTTGTGGGCGACCAGAACGGCGATGTCGGTGCTGGGCTGGGCTTCGGTGTCGTTCACTGCTGCTGCGGTGGCCATGTCGGTTCCTTCGAATAGTGTTGCGGGTTGGGTGATGCTCACGTCGTCAGCCCCTTCAACACCACGAGCGCGGCGCAGATCGTCAGGGCCATCGACAGCGCGATGCAGAGGCGGTCGGAGAGGGTCATTGCTCAGCCCTCCACCAGCGTCAGATCGCACCCGACCGGGTTGCCATCCTCGGCCCGCCACGGACGCACCGGCTCGAAACCCTCGTGAACGCAGAACTGCGACACCAGATCGGGGTAGAACTCCGGCTCGCGTCCGGTGCTGCCATCGGCGAGGCGGATGAACTTGCGCTGCGAGCGCTTCTTCACGACGAACACGCTAACCAGGTTGCGCCGCTCGGGACGCAGCGCCGCGTCGGCGCGCAGGACGATGATCGATTCCTTGTGACTCAGGCAGTCGGATGCAGCCTGCGCCGCCTCCTCGATGCTGGCGACATGGGCCGGCAGATCGTGCGGGTGCGCTTCGAACCGGTCGAAGCCCTGCCCTCCTACTGCGGCTTTCCAAGCCTTGAAGGTGACTGCCCTGGCTGCGGGCATGCGGATGGGGCGGATCGCGTTCATACGAAGCTCCTGCTGCTGTAGCGGTGACGTTGGGCGAGGCGCTGCATGTGGCGCTCGGCCAGCAATTCGTTGCGGGCTTGGACGCCGCCGAGACCGGGGTTTTCGGCCATGCGGGCGGCGATGGCGGCTTCGGAGATGAGGGGGCGGGTCATGCGCCCTGCTCCCGCTCAAATCGCGCTTCCATCAGGAGGTCGCGATATTCCTGATAGCGCCAATCCTGCTCGTCGGCCCGATCGTCCGCCCAATCCTCGAGCGCGCGGTCCCTAGCCTGCTCAAGGAGCGCCTCATCTTCCTCGTCGGAAAGGGCAAAATCAGCGCCATCGTGCTTGACCGAAACGATCTCGACCTCGGCACCTTCAGCGGGCTGCCAATAGGTTGCGGCTACCGGCGGCGTCATGCTGTAGGTGACGTCCAGTTCGATCTCGCGACGGCCAACCATGTGATCGACGGTGAATTGGAAACGACGGGCGCTCATGCTGCCCACCTGCGAGCACGACCCCGAACCCGAGCCCGATGCGCATCCCGATCAGCCTCGAAATAGTTGCTGCCGAAGAACAGGCAGTCGATCGAGGTCGCGCAATCGATGACCCGCTGCGAGATCAGATCAGCCGAAGCCCTGCCCCGCTGCATGTCGGCCAGAGCATCGGCCCGGCGCGCATAGATCGTCTCGGAAAGCTGGACGGTGGTCGGGTGCGGATAGATCGCGGTCGGGGTGTGGCGGCTGACCGTCTCGATCCGAAACCCGATGCAGTGCCGCGGGTTCGTGCTGCGACGGTCGCGGGTGATGCCGCCGATGACGACGTGATTGCTGTCGCGTCCGCCCAGCTGCTCAGCGGACGCGATAGTTGTGCCGGATGCGCGAGCCGGGGGCATGGTGCGCGACGGGAGGGTGGGTGCAGCTACGGCGGGGGAAGGCATGGTGGTCTCCTCGGGAAGCTGTGTGCTTCCGTTGAGGAGAGTTATGGGGGAGATTTCCCCCGCTGTCAAACGCTTTCGGGGAAATTTCCCCCTACGCTAGAAACTTTCTTGTTCGCGGCCTCTCTCATTTATCCGGTGGAGATACTCGGTGTGGCGCTCTTGGCGGTTCTCCATCTCCTCCAATTGCCACCGCAGCCCTTTGATCTCCTTGAGTAGATCGGACAGGCGATCAGCTATCATCTTGAGCAGAAAAGTGCCCGCCACCATCCCGATAATGACGATCCTAATTTCCCATTCGTCGATCATTGCATGGCCCCTCTCGGCATCACGAACAGAACCGGTGATGCCCACACCAGCTCCACATTTTCCATGTCTGGCGCGTTCAGCGATCGAAGGGTGTAGAGCCCCTCCTTCGACCCTGCTGCGAGAATCTTCAGGAAAATGCCACCCTCGACTGTTCTGACCGCGCAGTAGCGGTTGAGATACTCGGGCATGACACCCTCATGGTCCCTGCGGACGTAGATGATTTCGCCGTCCTCATACTTCGGGAGCATGGACGACCCGACCACCTGCAGAGCCATGAGCCTGCCGACCGTCATCGGAGGCCTCGGGACATGCGGGAAGCCTGCGGTCCCGTTCAGTTCAGCGTCCGGGTCCTCTGTGAACAGGATTTGCCCGCCAGCGCCGACCTTGCCCAACACCGGGACCATCGCTGCGGAGCCGGTCAGCTTATCGACCGGCATCTCTAAGGCTTCTGCCACCTTCCGCAGCGTGTCGATACCTGGGTTGTCGGTGCGCGTCAGAAGGTCGCGGACTGCGCTCTCGCTCAACTCAGCGGCCCTCGACAGGCTACGGCGGCTGAACCCCTTCTGGGTCATCTCGGCTTCAATGAGCGCGCGGATCTGATCGATGTTTGCCATCCCTCTAGAATGGCACGGAACACGCCCCCTTCGGGATTCGCGAAATATCCCCCAGCACGGGTTGACTATGGGGGAGATTTCCCCCACTAGCATGGCATGGACACTTTTCTCGCAGAGATCGAAGCCTTCATCGCCAAGCATGAGCTGAGCGAAAGCCAGTTCGGCATCGATGCGCTCAACGACAAGAATTTCGTGCCGCAGCTTCGAGCCGGTCGCGACATTCGGATGGGGACTGCCGAGAAGGTGCGCGCGCACATGGCCGAATATCGGCCCGAGATCGCAGCATGACCCGCCCCATTCCCCCCTGCCCTCATTGCTCCAAGCCCGTGCTGAAATGCTGTTGCGCCGATCCCGTGCTCGCCGGGCTGCTGGGGAGGCGGTGATGCCCGACGCCACCCCCCTCCTCGCGGCGATCCGCGACCAGCTCGCCAAGCCCTTCGCCGATCCCGTCACCATCGACGGCGCGGTGATGAGCCGCGCTGCTGCCCGTGCTGTCGAGCGGATGCTTACGCGCAAAGCCAAGGAGCCCGCATAGATGAACGTCCTCGCCAAGATCCGCCGCGAGTTTCGTGCCGTGCGCGAGCTGCTCCGCGCCTGCGCTCCCGATGGAGGCGGCTTTCGATACGACAGCCCGTCCGCCGATCATCGAACCGGACAGCCTTGCGAGAACGCGGGCCACGATGGCGCCAATCGCCTCGCATCGCCCGGTCCTGATCTCGTTCCTTTCCATGCTCCTGAGGTAGCCAATGTCTGACAAGCAAGTCCGCCCGAACAGCACTCGGCTGACGGACGCGGACGCCCGCCACCTTCTTGCCGATGGCCTGCTGCGCTCCTGTCACCAGAATGGTCCATCGCGGGTCGCTCTGACCGTCGGTTGCGACGAAAAGACCATCCGCCGCGCTCGCGACGAGGAAAGCACCCTCGGGCTCGCCTGCTCGTGGAACCTGCTCGACATCGACGAGCACGCGCTCGACGCGCTCGCAGCGTCCAAGGGCGTGATGCTCGTCCCCCTCATGGCGACCGCGCCCGATATTCTCTCAAGCGCTGGCGCTGCCATCCACCGGATCGCGCAGAACCGCTGCGAACATTCCGAGGGTGGTTCCGACGAAACGCCTGCGGAGCTGCTCGCCAGTGAAGCACAGAACGATGCGCTGCTCGCCGCCTGCCTGGAGCGACGGTCGATGATCGTGAGGGCCAAGCTGGTCCGGTCGGGGATCGCAGTATGAGCCGCTCCGCAACCACCCGCCTCAAGGTCAACGCCCCGCTCGGCCGCATGCCGGTGCTGCAGTTCGTGCCGCCCAGCGAATTGAAGATCGACGCCACCTACCAGCGCAGCCTCGAAGCCAGCACCAGCCAGACGCTCGTTCGCAAGATCGCGCAGTTCTGGAATTGGGACCTGTGCCAACCTCTCGTGGTCGCGCGCCGGACCGATGGCGACCTGTTCGTGATCGATGGTCAGCACCGGCTCGAGGCGGCGCGGGTCCGTGGCGACATCGCTCAGCTGCCCTGCGTCGTCGTCGGATATGAGAGCACCGCCGATGAAGCTGCCAGCTTCGTTCACCTGAACCAGCAGCGCCGCCCGCTGGGTAAGCTCGATCTGTTCAAGGCTGCGGTGGCCAGCGAGGATCCCGAGGCGTGCGCGATCGTCGAGGCGCTGACGAAGGTCGGTCTCTCGATCGCGCCGCATTCCAACTTCACCGCATGGAAGCCGGGCATGCTGTCGAACATCGGCGGCATCGAAAGCGCGTGGCGCGCCAAGGGCCCGCGCGTCACCGAGGCAGCGCTCGGAGTTCTCGCCGAAGCATTCGCCGGGCAGGTCCTGCGCTACGCCGGGACGCTCTTCCCGGGCATTGTTGCGCTCACCTGCGATGAGTTCGAAGGAAGGACGACGCCCGAGCGCCGCGCCAACCTCGTCAAGATGCTCGCAAGCAAGAAGCAGGCGGAATGGCGCAGCGAGATCATGCGCGCCCATGCCGACAATCCCGACCTCGGCAAGCGCGACGCGGCGCCCAAGGTTCTGCGCGATGCCTGGCACGCTCGGTTCGGCTTCTTCACGAAGGAAGAGCCGAAGCGTCCGGCTTCCGATGCTCCGCTGCCGATGCCGACCGGCGAGGCGCGCTGGTGCGACCAGTGCGACATGCGGGTTTCGCCCACGGTCTCCGCGAACTGCAAGAGCCGGTTCTGCAGCTTGAAGGTGGCGGCGTGAGCCGCGTCGAAATCATCGGCCGCGCCACGCTCTACCTCGGCGACTGCCTGTCGCTGGACCTGCCTCGCGTCGATCACATCATCACCGACCCGCCGTATGAAAAGATCATGCACGACAGCAAGTCGGGCATCAAAGGGTTGGTGCGCCCCGATGGTTCGCACCATTGGAAGCCGCTCGACTTCGCGCCGATCGACGAAATTCGCAGCGCGGTCGTGGCAATGGGCGGCCAGTGCGATGGTTGGTTCATCGCTTTCTGCACAGCGGAGGGTGTCGGGCGATGGGCCAACGAAATCAACGCCTCCCCCATGAAATACAAGCGCGCCTGCGTCTGGATTAAACCGGACTCGACGCCGCAGATGAACGGCCAAGGCCCGGCGCAAGGTGCCGAGAACTTCGTCTGCGCGTGGGCTGGAACAGGCTTCGCAAAGTGGAACGCGGGGGGCAAGCGCGGGGTCTATACCCACTGCGTCAACGGCCCCGAGCGTGACGGGCGCCACCCGACCGAGAAGCCGCGCAAACTCATGGCGGATCTGGTCTCGGACTTCACCATGCCCAACCAGACGATCCTCGACCCGTTCATGGGCTCGGGAACAACCGGCGTTGCCGCTGTCCAAGCGGGCCGCGACTTCATCGGCGTCGAGAAGAGCCCCGAGTATTTCGACATCGCCTGCGAGCGGATCGACAAGGCGCAGCGGCAGGGTGATTTCTTCATCGAAGGGGCCGCCGCATGAGCCTCCCCCCGGCAGAAACCGAACAGCCCGACGACTTCGACCCCCGCCTCGCGCGCAAGGCTTGGATTGCCGGCGCTTGCATCGTCGCGGCGTTCTGGGTCGCGGTCGGTGTGCTGGTCGCGGGGTGGTTGGGGTGAGCGGGTCGCAGCAGCTCCGGACCTTCCGCCGCGCAATCCGCGATGGCGCCACGCTTGAAGACGCCTGTGCCGCGACGGGCAACCTGATCGATCCCGCGGAAGGCAAGCTCTGGCTCGCCGCCGACGCCAAGAACCCTCCCCCGCCCGAAGCCTACGAGCTGATCGGGCACAACCTCCCACCGAAGGAACCCGCCATGGCCGAAGCCACCGATGAACGCCTGCGCTTGCTGATCGAGCGCATCGAGCGGCTCGAGGAAGAAAAGCAGGGCATCGCCGACGATATCCGCGACGTTTACGCGGAATCCAAGGCGGTCGGTTACGACCCGAAGATCATGCGCCAGGTCGTCCGGCTGCGGAAGATGGACCCCAACGAGCGCGCCGAGCAGGAAACCATCCTCGAAACCTACATGGCCGCGCTCGGCATGCTCGTCGGCACTCCGCTGGGCGATTACGCGGTTCGGCAGGCTGCCTGAACCATGTCGTTCCTCAAGCCCCCGCACAGACGCTGGTCGCGCAAGGACACCGCGGAGCTCGAGCGGCTCTGGCGCGCGAACGTCATGGCCAGCGACATTGCCCCGCGCCTCGGCCGCACCCGCTCTGCCGTCCTCGGCAAGCTGCATCGCATGGGTTTGCTCGGCATGGAGCCCGCCCGCCGCCGCGCTCGCGATGAGAGGATCGCCAGGCGCTACAGTGAAGGCGAAACCGCCGCCCGCCTTTCGACCGTCCACGGTCTCTGCCCCGCCCGCATCACTGAAATCGCCCGCCTTTACGGCATCTATCGCGGTGCCGGGCGCCCTCGCGTCAACCCGGTCCGTCAAGGAAGCGCTCGAGCATGAAAGGTGCCTCCCTCCCCCTCATCATCGAAGCTGCGTCAGAGCTTTTCGACATCGGCCCGCGTGACATCCGCTCGCACTACAAGCCCATGCACCTGCGCGAAGTTCGCCAGGCAATCTCGGTTGTTGCGCGCGATCATGGCCACAGCTTCGAGGCGATCGGCGATGCTGTCGAGCGGCGCCATTCCAGCGTTGTCCGGTGGGATGCTCGGGCGCGTCGGAGGATCGTCAGTGATGAATCCTTCGCTGCAGGTGTCGACCGGCTCCGAGGGGCGGTGGCATCGTGAAGCGCTATGGAAACCCAAAGCGCACCAAGCTCGCGCAGAAAACCGCCGCGGTCCAGATGCTGACCATGCGCCAGAGCCTCGACGGGCTGACGGTTGAGACGCTGACCCGTTCCTATGGGCTGTCCGAGCCCGATGCGACCACGCTCCTTCGAGCGGAACAACAGCGCCGGGCGCACGCGGCATGAACGCCTGGGCGAGCCTCGAATCCACGCTCGACCCCGAGCCGCTGTTCCCGACCGAAGCACCGGACGGGCGCAAGGACTGGACCGAGCTCAGCCGGCAAGTCGAATTCCGCGGCCTCATGCGCAACCTCGCGCCGCAGGTGCTGGTGTTCGCCAACGCCAATGCGGGCAAGCGCAACCCAGCCCAAGCGCGGCGCGAGGGCATCCTCGGCGGCGTGTTCGACCTTTCGATCGAGTGGAAGGACGGCCTCCATGCC